GCCCCGCAACATCTCAAAGTAGCTCTGCGCATCTATAAGCCCTTGGCTGTACTCCCAATTCACGTCCTGCCAGAATTTTGCCACGCCCTCTGCCGCCGCTTCCTGAGCGTCAAGCTGTTCCTGCTTTATTTTGTTTATGCGCTCTATGTCTGCGGCAGTTGCTGTGCCAACCTGCTTTATATATTCCTGCATGCCTGCCGTTGCCGCGTCGGTTATGGCTTTCTGAGCAAGCGGCAAGCCTTCAAATTTACCCTTTAGTTCTTCAGTCTTTGTTGCAAATTCGCTTGCGCTCACCGTACCGATTTTAAGCCCGTCAACGAGCGCCTTCATCCGCTCGTTTATCACGTCTATTGCCGTGGCCTGCTTGGCAGAAAAATAGTTTTGAAACTCCTTTGATCCGCTGCCAAGCTTGGCCATCTTGCTTTCAAGCTCTGCAAAGTACTTGTCTGCGCTTATAAGGCCCTGCTGGTACTGCCAGTTAAGCCTGTCTAGATATTCTTGTTCCGCAGTCTTGCCGCCCTTTTTGCCCTTGCCTCCACCAGTAAGGTCAAGCCCGCCTGCGCCTGCGCCTGTGCCTGCGCCTGTGCCTGCCTTCCCCCTTGCCGCCTCTGCCGCCTTTGCGATGCCTGTTTGCGCCTTAAGCCCAAGCAGTTCAAAACTTTCGCCAGTCTTAAGAGTGTTTACGGCAAGGTCTGATATTATCTTGTCTAACTTTTTGTAATCCTCTGCGTTAATAGGGAGTCTCCCGTAACGCTGAAAGAATATCTGCTGGGCTGGGCCCGCTAGCTCCGTGCGCTTTTCTGTTGTAGCCCTAACTATCGGGGCATTACGCCTTCCCTCCTGCCACTTTGCGATGTTAGCCCCCATGGCCAACCCCAACCCGCCTGCCGCAACGAACGGGAAAGCTGGACTTGCCACTATTGATGCAAGGATAGCAGCAAGTGATGTTGCCGCCGTTATGGCTGAATTTAAGGCTATCATCAACGGCCCGCCAACGCCTATCAAAGCCGCCACAGCAATTATCGATTTCTGAGTCTCTGGAGCAAGCTTGCTAAACTTTTCTGTTAAACCAGCAACCGCTTCAACCGCTTTGAGGATATATGGCACAAGCTGTCCGCCTATATCTATTGCAACGTCATTTATCCTGTTACGTAGCATCTTAAGCTGTGAAGCCGCCGTATCGTATCTCCTTCTTGCCTCTTCCGTTAACGCGTTGTTCTCCTGCCATGCCTTGTTGCCTATATCTAAAGCCTGCGTGAATACGTTGCTTGCCCCTGCGGCCCTCAAGAGGGCATCCCTAAGCCTTATCTCCTTTATGCCCATGTCATCTAGGACTTTCACCGCAGATATGCCGCGTGACTGAGCGCTTGAAAGCCCGTTTATAAATGCCATCAAAGCGCCAGCCGCATCCTGCTGGAATGCCTGCTTAAACTGTGCCGCCGACATGCCTGCAACCGAAGCAAAGTTTTGCAGACTCTTGCTGTTGGTCTCTACGGCAAGTTGCATGTTTGAAAGCAACCTTGAAAATGCGGAGCCTCCAGCTTCCGCCTCAATGCCTACAGAGGACAGGGCACCAGCTATGGCTATTATCTGTGCCTCGGTTAAGCCAGCCTGCTTGCCCGCTCCTGCGAGGCGCTGGCCCATTTCCACTATGTCGCGTTCTGTTGTGGCAAGGTTGTTGCCCAAAGCCACTATGACGCTTCCAAGCCTGTCAAACTCCTTCTGGCTCATCTGCGTAACGTTGGCAAACTGTGCCAGCGCTGACGCCGCCTCCTCAGCCGACAGGTTGGTCGACTCGCCAAGATCAATCATGGTTCGCGTGAAGGACAATATCACATCTTTTTGTATGCCTAACTGTCCAGCAGCCTCCGCCACTCTCGATATCTCAACCGCTGACGCAGGGATCTCTTTTGCCATATCCCTTATGCCGCGCTCAAGCGCCTTGAATTCATCCTCTGTAGCATTTACTGTTTTGCGAACGCCTGCAAAGGCGCTTTCAAAATCTATTGCGGCCTTCGTCGAGGCCGCACCTATACCTGCGAGCGGGATGGTAAATGCCTTTGACATGGCCTTCCCAATGCGCTCTGCGTCCCTGCCAAGCTGGCCTAGCTTGCTGTTGATGCGCTTTACTGCCCTTTCAAGCTCCGACAGGTCGGCACCGAATGAATACGTGATGCGCCGTTTAGCCATCCCAGTCCTCCTTCCCGCTCTTCTTGCGTCTTATTTTCTCTTTGCAGTAGTCAAAGTATTCCACCTTTGACATTATTCTGCCGTCCACCCAATGTCCAACTAGGTCTTCCGCCGATACCTGACGCTTGAGCGTCCCAGCCGCGTTCATAATCCATGCCGCCACCTGCGCCTTTTCCCTCAAGTTTAAAAAAGCCCTGTACTGGTACGCGTAAATAAGATCCTCTAACTCTCCCAACGTCCTGTTCCATAAGTCGTCATGCGTAAGACAAAGGGGGCCGAGAGCAACCAACGTAACTTCTTTTATGACGTCCTCCCAGTCCCCTACTGTCAGTTTTTTCTTTCCCCCTCCTCAGACTCCTCCACACCGCCTGAGGCAAAGCAACGCTCGAACGCCTTTACAAGAGCGTTACCAGCCTCGATAAGCGCCTGCGTGTACGTTCCCGGAGGATCCGCATCTAGCCACGCCCCCACGATGTCTGGCGTTATGTTTTTGTTGGCCCACAGAAGGCCAGCCCATATGATATGAATGCCAAGCTCGAAGTCTGTCGGGTCAAGCCCGCTCTGGATTATCTCCATCGGTGTCTTGCCTGTTGCCCTTATAAGCGCCCTTATTGAGTTAAGCCCAAACCTGAATTCTCTTTCCTGTCCGCCTATCTTCATGCTATACCACCTTCACCAGTTCACCTGTACCTTGCACCGAAAGAGACACGCTCACAGCGTCCTCGGTAGCCCCTGTCGGGTTCCAGTTTGTTATGCTTCCGTTGCCCGTGTATTTTGCAGGTACGGGCTGGAGCGTACACGTTGCTGTAGTCCCGCCTGTAAGCGCGTTCTCCATGATCTGCAATTTGGCACTCACACCTGTCGGAAACGCAATCAGAAAGTCCGCACCGCTCGGCACTACAAATATTGCCTGCTGTCCGTAAGCGGTACGAAGCGCTGACTGTATCGCGGTTTCCGTGGCGTTGAAAGGCAACGCTGACGTCTTTATGACGCCCCCGTTACCAAGCTTAAAAGTTCCTCCAGTAGCCCCGCCAAGCTTTAAGAGGTAGACTTCATCCTCACCGAAGGGCAGAAAGACAAAAGAGCAAAGCTCGCCGTTAATGGCCCTATTCACAAGCTCCTCCTGCCCCGCGTCTGTCGGATCATAAAACATCGTCATGTTCGCAGTCCATTCAGCCTGACCAACAAGGTACTTCTTCCATTGAGTTGAAAGCGTTGAGGCGTCTATTGTGCCAAGTGCCGTGGTTATCTCGAAGTCCCGCACCTCGCCTATCTGAGTTGGCGTACCTAGGATGTCAAGCTGTATGATGGCCTTCTTTGCTGGTTTAGCTCCCGCCATTTAGTACCCCCTCCTTTACGAAGGATCGACAGAGGCGTTAACTGCAAGGTGTAGTTCGTCTGTCCCCTGAGCCGATATTGAAAGCCCAACAGCGTCTTCAGTCGCTCCAGTTATGCGCATGTTCGTTACATAGCAGTCGCCGTAAAGCATGGTATCTGTCGCGCCCTCGCCTATTGGCTTCACCACTATTTTGCAAAGCGTGCCAGTCATCGTGTTGCCGACAATGGTTGCCTGCGCCGTGTCGCTTGGGTCATAAAATAACTCAAAGGACACAGTCCAGTTGGTCTGGCCTACAAGGTATTTCTTCCATTGAGTGGACAGCGTCGATGCGTCGATGGTACCTAGCGCCGTTCCTATCTCAAATGACCTTGCCTCAAACGGCGTGTATGACGCCCCTATTTTTGCCTTTAGTACAGCATTTTTTGCAGGATGTGCACCCATTTTTTTACCTCCTTATCTCATGTAACCTTTTATTGTCATTACGCCTTCCCACCAGCCTGATGTCGGATCGCTCCTTACAACGAATTCGTCCATCCACATATCGCGCGGTAGAAGGCCCTCTATGATGTCCGCTATCTCCACCACCTCTTTCCTGCCGTTATAACTGCTCCAAATGTAAATATCCACAAACCACTTTCGTTCCGTGTCGTTCAGCAGTCGTCCCGGTAGGGCCTGAAGCTGTCCAATTACTATGTAAGGCCCAGTTATGTCCTGAGGCGGTTCGTCGTATACGCCCTTTACCTTCTTCATAAGCGTATCACTCTGTGTCAGAATGGTGTAAATGGTCTGAGACGTTGTTTGGTATCCCAAGGCCATCACCCCTCAAGCACCTTATAAAGCGCATCGGTTAATGCCTCAAGCGTTTCGTCCTCATGCGCTCTTCCCGCTGGTATCAAGAACGGTCGCGCTCTCATCTTTTGCGTCCCGTACTCTACAAAATGCGCATAATACGTATCGATGCCTCTTACTTTCTTACCTCCAGCATGGACTGAGGCGGTAAGCGTCCTTCTTGAGACCGCATATCTTACACTCTCTGACAGGGCCCCAGTATCTTTGGGACACCTCCTCTTTGCGTCGTCCCTTATGGCCCGTGCCTTTTCGCGCAACACGTTCGCCACGGCCCGCTTCGCCTCTGGTTCTACCTTCCTCAACTCTCCAAGTACGTCATCCAGCCCTTTGATATGCACCGTTATTGGCATTTATACCACCTCTGGCTCACAGTCAAGGTACATCCAGCGCCTCTTTCCGTCATGCCTTATCGCCTTTACAACCAGCCTTGTGTCGTAAAACTTCACGATGTCGCCTATTTTAACCGCGTCGTTATACCTCATAGTTACCTGATGCGTCCTTATCTCAGTGTCCTTCTGCGCTATGATGCCTGTTTTTGACTTCGGCGCCTCTACCTTTGCCCAAGGTGATATGATCACGCTTTCCGTTACGCCCCAACCGCCCATGCCGTCGCTGGTCTTCATCTTGCGTATTATGCTTATCTTGTCTCGCAGTTCGCCTATGTACGTCATATAGGGATCTCCCGCTCCTGATATAGAAGCATCTCAGCCGCCGCTGGTATCTGCGCCGCACCGCTTGAAGAGGCACCTATAATTACCTCTTCCCTGTTCTCGTACCAATGCCCGATCATGAGTAACATCGCCTGTTTACAGCGCATAGGCACAGCGCTTGCGTCCCCGTAACCAGCTTTATAAACTATCTTCACGCCAAGCCTTTCGCGTAAAGGGGCAAAGGGCCAACCCTTTCCGTACAACACGCCGTCTGGAGACAGCCAGTACGTCGACGGGTCAACTTCAACCTCTACCCCCTCTAGCGTGAAGTATGATATTGACACTACCTCCTGCACAGGGCCCATCGGCAACTTCAAAGGGCAACTTGGCCATTCGTTTAGGTATGCCGTTACAGTCCTTGTAATCCATGACCTGCCCTGAAACGCCTCCCCCCATTCCCTTGCAGTCCTTATGAGGTTTTTTATGTAGTCGTCGTCTGGATGTGATGTGATGATGGTAGGCTCCCCTCCCGGTTCTTCTGGTTCTATTTCAGTGATGATAGTAGGCTCCCCTCCCGGTTCTTCTGGTTCTATTTCAGTTATGATGGTGTCAACCAGCCTCAAATGCCTTTTCGCCTCTTCAAGCGTTACTGGTTCTGCTTCTGGAGCGCCTATCTCAAGATACATCACATCACCCCCTTTCACTTCTTTTTGCCGCCCTTTGGCCTGCCTTGAGGTAGCACAGCTTTTTCCTGAGGTTCAATGGCCTCAGTTTCTACGACAGGCTCAAGCGGAATTGCCGCCCCTGCCTCTATAAACTGCCTTGCAAGCCTGTCCTCTATGTCATATTCAAGGTCGGCCATCCAAACGCCGTCTGGATTTGCCGCAGTCTTTACCATTCTTACCTTCAAGGCCGCATCTCCTAACCAGTCTAAGCTATGATCCCAACGCCTTGGAGCGCATCAATGATGGCGTTGATTGCCGCCACTATCTGAGCGTTGGTTGCTCCATCAGTAAGCTTCGTAATCGCTCCAGCCTGTACGCCAGCCAATGTAATCTTTCCGCCTGCCTCTACCACCAGTCCGTCCCCGCCCTGTTTCCTGTAAATCTTTGTGCCGTATTCGCTCATTTATCAACCCTCCAGTTCGCTCTTATCCACATACCTGTGGATAATTACGTAATTTTTGTGCCTAATTACAAGCGGATCTTCGCTTATGACCTTCTGGCTTAAATTGCCAGCTTCCCATTCAATTTTGTAAATCCCCTCAATCTCAGTAATGGCCTTATGTATGGCTTCAAGCATTTTCTTTTTGTGTTCTTCAGAAAACTTTTTGCGGTTTTCTTCATCAAAGCCATTGCTGTGCTCAAACACAAACTCATAGGGAACGCTCACGACCGTCGCCAGGATAGATGTTTCTTCAACGTCGCCAATTACTGTTTTAACCGCCTTATAACCCATTACGTACGCCTCCTTTGTTTTAATGGGGCCGAATTTACGGCCCCATAACCATTACTACCTCCTATTTGCTCTTCTTCGGCCTGCCACGAGGCATGACGGCCCTTTCTTGCGGCTCAACGGCTTCTATCTCGATTTTAGCAGGCTCAAGTGACATGGCGGCGTTGGCCTCAATGAATTGCTTGGCAAGCGCATCTGGCAGATCGTAAATCCTGCCCGCCATCCATATCCCGTCTTGGCCTGCGGCAGTTTTGATCATCCTGACTTTCACGATTAGCCCTCCAGTATGGTGAACGTGCCGTCGTTGCTATCGCCACCGGCGGCAACAACTATCTTTACCCGCTCGAACGCCGCGTTAATGTGTGCGTAGACATTGAAATTAACTTCGCCGATGGTATAGATGATATCGGCACCGTTTGTATCCTGCACCTTTTCTGCAGGGCAAACCGATTTGGGAACGTTGACGTCGCTTTCTACCCACAGGTTTTGCTTGGTATCTTCTGTGGTTATAGCGAAATCGACACCATCAGCAAATGAATTGGTTGGATGCTTGGTATAGATGATCTTCAGTATGCGACCATTGAGCGGCTCGGCCGTATAGGCCGTGGCAT